CGTTGCGTGAATGTGAGCCCGGTCAAATCTTTCTAGTTGGCCATGAATCTGAACGCGCTTATATCACAAGCATCGCTGCGGATCCTATTGGTGCACTTGCTCTATCGGCTGAAGGTTTGCGTGCTAGCGCCGCCGCTCTCGTCAAGCACGTTGCGGCCGAAATACCTGAACAACCCGTCCACGCTTTGTCACTCGACCCGCTTCCGATTGGTTCACCGCCTGTTGACGTTTCGCACCCGCCTTGGTCAATTGACTTTTCCTTATTGCCAGATTGGTTGCCTTTTCACCCGGAACTTGCGTCGGTCTTCGAATACTTGTCGCGTGTGCTGCCGTCGTTGGCAAATCAGGCAACGGGTTTGGCGTTTGAACTCGGCAATATTGCCGCGCACATTGCGAGTGGTGCTCTTTGGGCGCATTCGTTGCTTCGCATCTTTTTTGTGCTGAATCAGCACCATGATGATCGACACGACAATCGCACCAAGTACATTGCTTCTCCTAAAGTCATCGACCATATTGACGATGTGGTCTTCGAAGACGCCGCTCTACGTGTTGCGCTCAACGCACCGATGGTTCCGCGCGGTCGTGACCGCATTGGTTTGACATCTTGGCACATTACGGCGCAGAAACTCTTGCGCGTTGAAGAACAAGGGCGCGTCAACGGTGCTATCGCTAATTCTGCCGTGGCAATTGCGGAACGCAACCTCAATTTTGAGGACGCTCCTTACTTGCACCTGCCGAGCAATGTTCCTGAATCTGTCTTCCGACAATTTGGTGAAGCCTTCCCTGCTTTGGCTGTCACTCGTGCACGCTTCACTCACCCGCATGGCGCTGCTGCCTCGGCACGCTTTGCGATGCATGCGCTTATTTCGGCAAAGTTGGCTCGCGATTGTTCACCCGTTTTCGGTGTCGGTCTGTCTCCCGTTCAGGTCTCACGCATCAATGATGTCGTTCACAACGCTGCGCCCATTCTCTCCGGTCGTGACTATTTTCGACATGATCTTTCTCCATCACAGGACGTCCGCGATTTCGCGAATGTTGTCCGCTGCCCGTCCAAGCTGGAGGATTGCCGTCATGGTTTTGACAAGGTGCCTGTGTTCGTTGCGATGTTCTCAACGCATGACATTGCCTTCTCTGATTTTGTCTCTGCCATGGCTTCGCGCGGTTCTCACACCGCATACGTCGCAATGCATTTGCCAATCCCTTTGTTGGATCGACGTCTTGATGAGTACTACGATGACTGTTTGGACATGCATTATCAAGTTATCGATGGCAATGTGCAGGTCACTTTTGGTGGTGGTCTTTCCGCTGGTTACGCCCACGACATGTCGAAACTCCTCACATGGCTGATGCCCCGTGCAATTTTGCCCGGGTATCATGTCCAGGTTGAAGAGCTTTCTCACGTCGGTTCATGCTTTCTTCTCGAAGTCAACGTCTCCCCCGGTTTCCAAGAAGCCACACCTACTTCATGGTGTCTTGGTGA